GTGGTGACTCTTCAAAAATAACATCAGATACCGATTTCTTATTCTTAACTACATCGACACTACGAGCCCATCTTACTTTTTCATTATCAGGCAATGTACCTACGATAATGATTTCACAAGGACCATCGGGAGTGTTGTACCTTTCATCTTGGATATCATAAACCCAAATTGATATCAAACGTGACTTGTCATCGTCCTTGTACTTTGGCAATTCCCAATATACAGGATTACCATTTGCATCAATGACTTCAATGTCGATTTTAGTATTTGGTTTTAGAGTACCAAATCTTGGTCTAATTCTAAATGAGTTCTTACCCTCACCCAAATACTTAGGAAAGTCACTTAATCCAAAGAACTCTTCCGATAGTGGAGAGTTGTCCTCTATCGCTACCCGTTCGGATTTAAGATATTGTTTTGATTTTCTTCTAAGCTCTAATGCCATTCATTGACTCCATATACTATAAATATGATACTTTAGAGAACCCACGTACTTTATTGATATCAATTATCTGGTCAACCATATCACGTGTCTTGTCGATGTGTGATATAGTGATGAGAAAGTCGAATTGTGTCTTCAAGTAATCAAATAATAAATATAAAGAATTAAAGTTATCCGTGTCTAATGACCCAAACCCCTCATCAATAGCGATAAAGTTAGGTCTTGGTAGATTTGATACATTAATTAATGCGGTTCTAATTGCAATAGAAGATATGAACTTTTCCATACCACTTGTAAGTTCTAATGGCCAGTACTCGTCAGTTCCATATGCAATGTATGAGTTTATATTCTTACCATCAGTATTCAACATTATTTGGAAGTCTACGATTGGTGATAAGATATTATTAATCTCTACCTCTAACTTTGGTAATACTTCTGATATTAAATTGTATGGGATACCATCACGTTTAACACACTTTAAATAATACTCGTAACCATCAAATCGAATTTCCATATCACTAAGTTTATCGATTGACTCATTCACCATCTCGATTGTTTTCTCAGCTAATTTGATATCAGAGTTCACATCCATAATCTCACCAGTGATATCACGAATCTCTTCTTTGAGTTTGTCTCGTGTGACTTTAAAAGATTTTATCTTTTCTTGGATATTTACATTATGGCTTACAGCTTCTTGTTGGTTCTTAGCTCGGGTGACCTTTTGTTTTAAGGACTCCATCTCTAAGGTCATATTCTCAACACGAAGTAAACATCCCTTGTGGTCGGATTCATAGTTACTTAACTCACTATACAATTCCTTAGAGTCTAATACCAACGCATTGTATACTTTTAGTTTAGCTGATACATCATGGGTATCTCGCTCGGTCATCACATCTAACCTACTTGAAACCAAATCCGAGTACTCTTTCCCTAAACGTTCTAACTCTACCTCAAGTGTTTGTGCTTGTTTAGCGAATGGGGTGTTTTTGTTTTTTACACAATGGTCACAATTTTCGTCAAAGGTCAATGACCCAATACCATCTAAGTGTTTTTTTGCGTGAACCATTTCTGATTCTAACTTATCCATTGTAATACCCATTTGATTAAATTTGGTATCAAGTAGGGTATATTGTTTGTCTGACTCAAGTAGTTCAACTTCGTTAAACTTAGATAGTTTAGATTGAATACTTTTAATCTCAGTAGTTGTCTTTTTGATAGAAGTCATTACTGAGTCACACGACACTTGTTGCTTTTTGATATACTCTTGTTGTTGTATGAGTTTATCTTCCAAATCGGAAACATCACCTAAATCTTCAACGGGTTTTAATCCACCCATTTCAAATTCTATTTTAGTGTTTGTGTTATCACGTTTGGTCTCCAACTCCACCTTTCTATCTTGTAGGTCAGTTAAAGACCCAGTGATGGACGTTAAGGTATCTTCTGCCTCTGCGAGTTGTGTTGGTAGGTCTTGGTTTTTATAGTCCTTTAAAAGGGCTGATAATTCCTTAATCTCCTCACTTGCGATTTGGTATAATCCTTCGAAGACATCCATGTCCAAGAACTGAGCAAGAAGTTCCTTTCTTTCCTTTTGTGACTTCTCGATGAACCCACTATTGTTTGATTGCGTTGACATCGCCGTAAGGATGAAGTCGTCGTATGTTCCAACATATTCTCTTATATTTGCATTAGTCTCTCTACGTTGTTCACCATTTAGGGATTCCTTTTGACCATCAACGATTCTATAAAATTCAGTATCAACTTTTACAGTACCTCGTTTTGGTGATTTCTTTGCAGTACGTTCGATAATGTAATCCACACCATTCAGTTCAAACGTAAATGAACAATTGAATGACATCTTAGAATAGTTCATAACGTCTTCTGCTTTAGAAGTACGAGAACATTTATCGAATATACAAAATGAAAGAGCATCCCATAGGGTTGACTTACCACTTGCGTTTGGAGCAAAGATTCCATATGCTCCTTTCATTTGACTAAAGTCTACAACATTGTTAGGACCATAAGAGAACATATTCGAGAATTCAAACTTCTTTGGTATCCAAGTGGAGTTTGTAATTGTTCTTTGACTTCCCAACTTTGAGTTGATGTCGTTGTTAATACCTTTAACAACTTCAAGTTGTTCTTCGGTAAGGTGTTCGTTTTCATTTAAGAAATCTTCAATCAGTTTATTTTGGAAAGCGGTATCACGTACATTCTGAAGAATAATCTTTTCACTATCACCACCACCTTTGCGAGTGATAACTTTCTGAATAGTTAACTCTTGTACTTGTCTACCCTTCTTTAGCTCTGCTATAATCTTATTTAGTTCAGATGCCTTCGTGTCCTTTACACGAACTCTCATTCGTGGTTTTTGAGGTATGGGTGTGTTAGAAACAATCTTACCTTCTTCAATGTCAACAGTTACATAACCATAGTCATTTGGAATTCTTACAAACTTACTTGTACGTGTTTTAACATCCCAAACTAAAATACCATGGTCTGGATATTTTGCCTCACCATGATTTTGAACGATAAGAGAACCTGCGTACCTAATTGTATCAACACCTTGGACTGAATTGTTTGGTTTGTGAATATCACCCAACATTACCATATCATAACCTTTAAAGTTACCAACGTTAATGTTTTTATTCTCTATTGCAAATCCATGTTCAGTCTCAATCTTGTCAACTGGTCCGTGGAATACACCAACCTTTACATCACCTTTATAATCAGCTGCTGGTGGGAAACCTGGTGATTTGTCCCAAACTGATTGATGTACTATCGTCATATTACCAAGAGACCATGCGCCAGTATCTTTTAGGTAAAATAGATTTGGATGCCCCAATGCTTTTACAATCGGAGAAAGTGCATCTAACCTTGACGTATTGTTTAGATTAGCATCATGGTTACCAGGAATGACAATCGTTGGTAGTAAGTCTGCTAATCGAGTAAAGAACTCTTGAGTCAAGTCTACCACTTCGGGTGACATATCGGTTTTAGCATGAACAATATCACCTGCAATGTATATGATGTCATTTTCCTCCATTGTGGATAGAATATACCCATAAAGATGGGAAAAGACATCACGATACTCTTTGTGTCGTTTAAGGTTTCTAATATGTACATCTGCGATATGATAAACTTTGTTTACCTTTTCTATACCGACTTTAATTTTTTTGAGTCGTTTCATACTCTATATAGTTCATACTCAACCAATTTTCTAAGGTCCATTGGTGGAGTATTATAAATTAATTCATTAACATTTTCATAGCCCATATCTGATGGGTCTTGGTCGCCTAAGTCTACAAGGTGAGTCTCAATTCCATACGACATAAACTTCTTTGTAAGACGCAGAGCATTTTTTATAGCATCCGAATCTAATACAATATACAACTTTTTTACGGAATTTCCAATTATTTTCTTCTCTAATTCAGATTGGATTGATTTACCAAATAGTGGAATGGCGTTTCTACGTATTGATAATGCGTCAAATGCACCCTCACAAAGAACCAATGGGGTGTCCCAATTAATAAGTAATTCGAAACCCACAATGTCCTTAGATACCTTTGGGTTTTTATGTTTGTATTGAGTCTGATAGAACGACCTACCTACAAAGAAGTTTAACTTACCACGTTCATCATACGATGGGATTATAATCTTATCTCTATATTCACCCTCATCACAAAACCCAATATTATACTTTACAATGTCTTCAGGTCTAACACCACGACCTAACAAATAGTTTAGTGCGTGTTTTCTTTTGTAAGAGTTTGATGGGTTGTAGAGTGGTTGGAATTCTTTAGGTAACTCTACCTGCTCTACTACATCTACATTATCATACTCACTTCTATATCGGTTTACCTTACTGAAGATGGAGTTGTATTCATCCCAAGTGTGTTTAGATACACGAAGTTTTTTGAATAGAGTTTTTATACTCCGGCCCTTCTCGTCCGAAATCCAACAATGCCACGGGTTGTTTCCTTTAGAATTAATTCGTATATTAATCTCTAACTTTGGTTTGTAATGGTCTACAAATGGTGAATAGAACGCATAATTATCCCCACTCGTTTTCTTGGATGACCCAAGTACGGACTCTAATAATTCAAGTAGTCTTTCTTCCATAACTACTAATATACAAAATTATTTTGAATAATCAAAGAAATCAGCGGAAGGTTTTTCGTCAATCCATTCTTGAGGGATTTCCTTCTTAGCCCATTTGAACCCATTCTTCTCACACCATTGTGCGTATGTAGTCTTTGAACCTTTATAGATTTTACCATTAGGGGATTGTAAAACGAATCGTAAATCAACGTTAGGATTTTGTTCTTTGATTAAAAGATGTTTCTTTCTATCATCTGGCAAGAACCACCCCTTTGACTCTATGAATATACCATTAGGTA